CAGCGCGCTCGCAATTCGTCGAGCGACAGCCAGCGCCCCTTGTCCTCGGTGAACTTGTCGAACGTCAGCTTGCCGGCCCGGAACAGTTCGCCGCGCTTGGCGCCGACGATCTCATCCTGCCGGGTCGCCGGCTGGCGCGCGAACCACTGGCCGTAGGTCATGTCCGCCGGCACCTGCCCGTCCATGCTCGCGCGCGTCCCGGCGGGCGCCTCGTCGGCGTCGATACCCAGCTCGCGCCATGACTTGAGGACCGGCACGCTCACCGACCGGCAGTTGAAGTGCAGGCGGCCAGGCCCATCGCCCCACGGCACAGTGTGACCCTGCGGGCGGTGCGGCTTGGTCGCGGTGTACATCAGCCCGTCACGCACACGGCACATGGGGGACGTGCGACTGTCGAGCGTCGAGACCCAGCGCAGCGCCTTCACCAAGTCTGCGTTCGCATCGTAGGACGCCTGCCGCGCGGTCTGCGCCGTATGCGACAGCGCCGATTGGACAATAGCGGCGACGTCGCGGCGCGGCTTGGCCAGCAGCCCGTCCTCGTACCGCAGCGCCTTGGTGCCGCGGATCTGCCGGATGATCTCGGCCGTGGTGCGGCCCTCAACGTATCCGGCGCGCACCGCTTCCCTGATCTGGCGCAGGCGCACGTCCGGCATGCTGGCCGCCCAGTCGCGCAGCAGGCGACCCTGGAAAGGCCTGGACAGCGCCGCGGCGTAGACCTGCTCCCACGACACCCCGGCGACCGGGAACTGCACCAGAATGGCCGCAGGGATCGCCCCTCGCAGGGCCGCCGCTTGATAGGCCGCCTCGGCCTGCGCAGCCGCACGGATCTCCGGCTCAAGCGCCGCGAAGGTGTCGCGGTACGCCTCGGCGTTGCTCAGTTGGAAGCGCACCGACGTGAGCAAGGCCTCCAAGCGCTCGACCGTGAAGCTACCCGCCTCGATCTGCAGCAGCGCCTCAGACAGCTGCGCCATCAGGCGCGCGTCGGCCCTGTTGAGCACCGCGATCATGCGCAGCACGACGCCCCGCTCGAAGCGGATCACGTCGACGGCGTGGTCGACCGCCTCCTCAGCGAGTCGGGCGTTCGCGGTGCTCACTCGGTGCCCGCGCCCTGCGCAGCATCAGCGGCCGCCATGCGCGCGGCCTCGCCCGACGTCGCCAGAGCAAGCTCGCCCAGCGACGGGCCTTCCTCTTCGGCGGCCGCGATCTCGGCCTCGATGTCGACGCTTTCCTCGATGATGCCGCGGCGTTGCAGCTCGCGCAGGGTGGTGGCGCGGGACAGCAGGCCTCGGCTGTTGAGGTCGGCGACCAGTTGGGCGGACGCATCCGACAGCGTGGCCGCGCCGAAGTCCTTGAACAGGCTGACCGAGCCGGCGCGGGCCGGCGCGATGCCGGCGTATTCCGCCATGTAGACCAGCGCCTGGTCGAGCGCATCCTCGAATCGCTCGGTGAGGCGCTGCAGCTCGCACTTGTTGCCTTCCTGATCGCCCGCCGACTCGGTGGCGCTGCGGTCGCCCGGCTGCTTGACCAGCAACTCGGCGCCGGATTGGATCATCTGCGCCTCGAGCGCGCGCAGGGCAATCTCGCCGGCACCGATGGCCGCGCCAGAGTGCTCGACGAATGCCATCTCGGCGTATTGGTTGTCGCCGAGGTTGACCGCAGTCGACGCGCCAAGCGTGAGCTGGAACGTTTCCTGCACGCCTTTGACCGTCAGAATCGGCACGCGCGCGACGTGCAGGATCGTGTCCTGATCGCTCTGGCTCTGCCAGTGCTTGACGTTGAGGTGAGCGAGGTCGAGCAGCGTTGGCGTGCCGCGCATGAAGCCTTCGCGCCGGCCGTACAGCGGGACGAAAGGAATCTCCTTGAGGCTGTTGGTGCCGGCGTCGACCAGGTTCCAGCCCTTGTTGTCGGGCGACGCCTCCCACAGCTCCCAGCGGCCCGGGAACAGCACGCGCACCTGCTGCACGGTCTTGGTGGCGTACGGGCCGTCCGGTTCCTCGCGCGATTCCGCGATGCGAAGCTGCGACAGGCGCACGCTATTCGGCGTGATGGTGACCTGCCAGCCCAGAATCTGCGCGTGCATGACGCGCACGAAATACGGGCGCGCGCCGGACGCTTCGACCTGCGCGACGGTGCGCTTTGGCATCGGGCCCTCAACCGGCCGCCCCTGCGCATCGCGCGGGCGCGTGTCCGGGTACTCGACGAGGATGCCGGCCAGGCCGTAGAACGATTCCTCGAACATCTCGCCGGCGAAGGCGTGCAGGTTGACACCGCCGCGGTCGATGTCCTTCGCCCATTCCTCGATCCGCGCATCCGCGTCGGACAGGGTGAGCGCCTTGGAGAACGGCTTGCCGGCCATCACCGACACGGTGCGCCGGTAGGCCGGGAACAGCGTCGCGGTGTCGAGGCGGCTGCGGTACGCCTCTGCCGTCTCACCCGGCCACTTCGGAAGGTGCGCGACGCCCGCCTTGCGCATGGCCGGCGTGCCGCCCATCAAGTCCTCGCAGACGGGCCAGTTTTCGGCCAACGCCGTGACGTCGATCGACTGTTGGTTGACGGCAAGGGGCATCTCAGATCCTCAGGGGTTGCACCAGCGCGAGGCGGTGCTGCACCGGGTAGCGGTAGGCGATGAAGTAGCCGGCGGCATCGATCACGTGGTCGAGCCCTCCTGCCTTGTCCGGCTCGCCGTGCTTGTCATAGGCCTGTTTCTCCAGGCTCTCGACCAGCTCGGGGCAGCCTTCCGGGTTGACGCGGTAGCGCCTTACGCCATCGCTATGCACCATCTTGTTCACTGCCAGCACGCGATCCTTGACCCGCGGATTCGCGGGGTTCACGCGCACGGAGAACCCGGCCTGCCGCAGCACGGCGAGGTCGGATTCGCTGGCGTTGTTGCTCTTCCGACTCGCACCGCTGGCGTCCGGGTAGACGATGATCGGGTTGCCCGGGAAGTCGCGCTTGAGAAGTGCGGCCATTGCCGGGGTGTCGAGCAGTTTCGTGCGCTCAGTCACCGCATACGGATCGTCACCGCGTAGGACGTGAATCACCGCCGACATCTTGCCGACGTTGAAGTCCATGCCAACGTGCAGCGCTTCGCCCGGCTTGATCCCCTCGCCAAGCGGGCAGGCGTTCTTCTGCCGGTCGAACTCGGGATATACCGAGCCAGCGACCAGGTTAACGAACTCTCCGTCGAGGTAGGCCGCCAGCAGGTTGCTCGGGTAGGACGCGCGCAGGCTGTCGATGTAGCCCGCCGGCAGGTTTCGGCTGTTGCTCATCGTCGATGCCTTGATGATTCGGTAGCCCGGCGCGCTATTGCGCTGCCATCGGTCGTACACGAATCGGAAGCCCTCTGGCGTGGTCGCCACGCCCACGGTGTTGAGGCTGCCGTCCGGCTTCTTCTGCCGGTTGCGGGAAATGATCTTGTTCCACGCCTCCCGCGCCTTGTCCTCGGGGAGTGTGTCCAGTTCGTCGACTAGGCTATCGGCCACCTCGTAGCCGATGATCCGCTCGGGGTTGTCCATCGTGCGAAAGATGATCGCGCCTGCATCCTGGACGTGGATCATCTTGTCGTTCTTGTTCGGCTTGAACTTCAAGCCCAACTCTTCCAGCGACTCGTAGAACCGCGGGAAGCCGATCGTGGTAACGAGGTCGTAGGTCGGCAGGTAATAGGCGACGTTCTGCCGCGGGTACTGCAGTTTCTTTGTCATCGCGCGCACGACCGCTGCGTGCGTCTTGCCGGATCCGAACCCCGCCACCAAGGCAGGGAATTGATCCTCGCAGGTGACGAACTCGTATTGCGGGTCAGTGAGCCGTACTTGGCGAGTCGTCATAGCGGATGATCTGAATCACCGGCAGGCCGCTCCCTTCGACCTTCGCGTCGACCTCGACCGACTCCTTGGGCTTGCCCCATCCGCGATCGAGCAACGCAACCGCGGCGACGATGCGATCCTTTGGCTCGTTCTGCACGGCCATCATCAGCTCGTGCAGCACCTTCACGCAGTCTGCGGTGTGCCCGCGCGCAAGCTCGGCCAAGCTCTCCCCATTCGGCCCCACCCTGGGGCTACGGCCGCCGGGGTTCGCCGACTGACCTTTCTTCCATGTGGTCTTGGTTGCCGCTCGCTTTTTCGGTGTCGTCATGTTGGCAGTCAGCCTTGCCGGCCGCCTCCTCTAGTTGCGCCGGCCTTGCCAGCGGGTTGATTCTTCGTAGCGCCGCGCGCACTCGCGCGCAGGTGGTGCAGGTCATTGGCGCTCGCTGCGTATGAAGTCCTGCAGGCCCTTTATCTGGGCGTCGGCTTCGTCTGCGGCTCGAATAATTCGGCCCGCACTTTCTGCCCGGTCGTCGGCGACTGCATCAGGCTGGCCGGCGGCTCCGTCGGCTTGGGGCAGTCCTGTTTCACAGCCTTTCCACTGAGCGCGCAGCCGGAGGTTCCCAGCGCGCAAGTCAGCAACAGTGCGCTTCGCATCAGCTTCCGCATGGATTTTGTCCTGTTCGTATTGAGCCGCGATGGCGTTGGCACGCTTGGCTGCCGCGCGCTCGGCCTCGATGACCTCACTCAGCGCACGAACCCTTGCCGCACTCGCTTCCGCTCTCTGCTCGGCGGCGTCGGCACGTGCAGCGGCACTAGTCCCGCGAACCCAAAAGAGCAGGCCGACGATCAGCAGCGCGACCGCCAGCACGCTGAGCGCGAGGGTGGCGAAGCGCCAGGCGTTGGCGCGGAGTTCGGCGAAGGCGATCACGCGCCGCGCTCCTTGAGCCATTGCTCGAAGTAGTCCACGGTCACGCGGCCCTCGCAGATCGCGCGCGCGTCGGAACGCCTGCGCACCAATCCCTTGAGTACTCGCCCACCTGCGTATTTCCACGCATCCAGCCCCGCGCAGGCGCCAGGCCAGTCGTTCGCCAGCGCCTTGCGCTGAATCGTTGAGCCGCACACGACCTTGGGGCCGATGTTGTAAGCGGCATCCGTCAGCGCCGCTTCGATCTGTTCGAGCATCGGCATGGGCAGGCAGCGCTTGACGTGCCGGTTTGCCTCCGCGATGTCGGCATCCTTGAACGCCCTGCACTCCGCATCGGAGTACAGGCGATTCTTGTCGACCCCGCCCGTATGTCCCTCGCAGACCGTCCAGACCTTGCCGAACGGATCCCAGTAGGGCTTGTTCTGATTCTTGGCCGGCTCGTACTTGGCGACCATGCCCCCGACGATCAGCGCGACTCCGGCGCTGACGGCAGCCACCTTCCCCTTGCTCACTTCGAGGTCGCCATCTGGTGCAACATCGACCGGATGGCCTGCAGCTCGTCGAAGATGCGCTCCTCGATGCCGTTGACCCTACCCTCGAGCGCCTTGTGTAGCTCAACTTCGCCGTGCAGCTTTTCGCGCAACACGCGCACCTCGCCGTGCAGCTTGAACAGCCAGGTGAGCGCGCCGACGGCTCCGCCCGCCATCGTCATCATGATCGTGGCGAGAGTGCCGTAGTCCATGAGATTTCCTGTTTCTTGCGCCGCTTAGCAGCAAACTCGATGCGCTCGATGTCAACCGGCGCGCTGGTGTAAAGGTCACGGGAGCATGCGATCAAGACAGCGCGCTCTGCGCTCGCGCCTGCATCCATAGCGCCGACGGCGTAGGCGCTTCCCGAGCCGATGGCCAGGTACTCGTCACAGACCGGCTGCGGTTCCATCTCGTCGTCGATCAGGATCGCCGTGCCATCGAGTGCAATCACGATGCAGGAAAAGGCGAAGTCGTCGGCGCACGCACCGAACAGTTCCTCGAAGTCCGGGCGATCGCCCTCCGCGAAGTCGAACTCGGCCCAACGCTTCGCCTTGCCGATGGTGAGCAGGTGGCCCGAGCCGAGGAAGTAACGCCCATCCGATAGGCGCTCGATCTTTCGGCAGCGATAGACCGCGCGGCTGCGGTCAGTGTTCTGCGTATCCGCGGCGATGACGCCTGCGCGGAAGTCGACGACGATCGTGGTCACGCGGCCGCCTTTCGGATCATGCCGATTCCAGCAATACCGCGAGAATCAATCCCATCCTCGATGTGCAGATCGATGCGCTGCATCTGCCGCTTTGATCGGTAGCCGCTGGCGTGGTGCCAGGCGTCTGACGCGGCCAGCGTGTTGAAA